GTCTTGTATGTTTTGATATTTTAAAATTCTGACCAGAATAATATATATCTTCGGCAGGTACTTGTATTGATGGAACTACTGAACCATAAACTGAAAATTGTAAACTATTTTCTATGATAACAGTATTATCCCTGCTACTTAGACTTTGTTTATTAATATCTTTTAAAACCGGGGGTAGGCTTAATACTAGTAAAAATTTATCTAATCTACTTTTATTAAACTGTGATTGATTTACTGTTGCCATATTTTATATCCTTGATTTTGTAACTGATCCATTTCACTATTACTATTAAAAGCGTTACCTATAATAACTGGTAAGGTATTAGATAAACCTGATTTTTCATTAGTGTATAGAGATGTAGGGTTCATAAAATATTTAATACCAAAATCCATTTGTTGTAGCTCTAATGGTCTATTATTTGTATCTCTTTTTACCACATCAAAATAAGTTTCTACTATATCATCTATTAGTATTATAAGGTTCCACATTAGTGAGGTGACTAAATCATCATGATATCCCTTCTTTGCATTCCATGTACCGTTAGGAGCTTTTACATAGTTTTTTAACTCTCTTACAGTTCTGTGATCATTTATTTGAACTGATTCTAATTCATTTACCCAATATCTCATATTAGTAACTGCTTTATATTTTGTGTTTGTATGTGATATAATACCTAATTGTTGCTTTTTTCTATTAGCTAAAGAACCACCCCATGAAATAATATTTTCATAATCATGAGTATTCTTTAATATATCTACTACTTGGCCGCCGCTATTATTTCTTTCTACACAAACTAAAGGATTCCCCCAATGTTGCAATATTTCATATACCTTTTCAGTAAAATTGTAAGGAGATATTTCATTATTATAGTAAACTGCAACTTGATTAATATTTGTCAATTCTGTATAATCTAAAACTTGTATGACAGACGCATCTTTACCTAAACCTTCACTAGTATCTACACTTACAATATAAATTCTATCTTCTTTAGGTTCATCCCATAGTAAATATTTTCCATCATCAAATACAAATAATGGTTCACAGGTTTTACTTTTTAATTTTTGAAATAATTCATCATTTAATGAACTTTCACTATTAGATATAAATTCACAATTAAATTCTTGTTGAAAAGCTTCTAAACTACCTATACTGTTAATAGTATCAAGTTTCCATCTATCATTCCTACCTGGTATTTCATTCCATAAAATTTTATCTGATGCCCATCCATTTTCACCGGATTCAGCCCCTGAATATAACTTATAAAATAGATTATCAGTACCGTTAGCAGTTGAAGCTATAAAAATTTTAGATTTTTTAGATGATGATACAATTGGATAAACTGATTTCCAGAAATCATCTACTAAATGAGGCTCAATAAATGCAAGCTCGTCAAGAATTAATACATTAACTGATTGTCCTCTAGCAGCAGTACCTGTGGTGGTTGATATACCTATTCTTGTACCATTAGCTAACACTATAGAAGTCTTCCCGTACTCTTTAACACCAGGTTTTAACCAATTAGGTAATTCTTCATATGCTAATCTTATTCTACTCATTATTTCTAAAGCAGTACCTTCTTTATTAGCAACTATTAGTATACGTTGATCATTATTAAAACATGCTATCCATAAAGCATAAATGGTCATCATAGTAGTTTTACCTATTTGACGGGAAGCTAATAATATAAAGAATCTATTATCTCTCATTTTACGTAAAGCTCTTTTTTGACAATAATGTAAATTAATGGTTTTCTTTCCTTCATCCAAAGATATTATATAAAAGAATTTTTCTGCAAAGTGTAATATATTTTTTTGACACTTTTTTAACTCTCTAACCATTGTAGGGGTATATTGGAATTCCGCTCCAGTTGTAGGGAGATTAGGATTGTTCATGTAATTTTGTTTATCTTTTACCATTTTGCTATAAATATTTACATGTCTAGATCAAATACTCTAACCGAAATATGGAATACATATAATAAAAGTGTTCTATCAGAAAATGTACCAGGTGTAAAAGCAGCTAAAATGGGAACTAAAGCTGGTAAGCCACCAGTAGACCTTAACAACGTTAAACATGGCTTTGCTAATGATAATAGCACCGGGCCAGAGAATGCTGATAAAGGAGAAATATACGGTAACGTTATCGATCCTAAACATAATGGAGTAAAAGATGAATTATACAATAGCGAAATATATTCTTCTGAAAAATATACCAAAAAAGATAAAAAACTAGAGAAAAAGGTAAAAGAGAGTATAAATAATAATATGAAATCAACTTTTGACAAACTTTTTGAAAACGTGATGGGTGAAGAAATGCACTCTGATCAAGAAACACAAGAATTAGACGCTTTAGGTATTGATACTGAAGTTTCAGAAACAGACGATGAGGGTAAAGTTACTTTAACTCTTGATCGTGACATGGTACAACAATTATGCGACGTATTAAAAGAAGCATTAGGTGAAGATGAAGACGACGATTCAGATGAAGCCGAAGATATGGAGCATGAAGATTATGAGATGGAAGAACGTGGATTTGATGAGTCAGAAGAAGACGGAGAAGATCATGATGATGAAGATGAAGATACTCATAAAGAAGCAGTAGAAGCAGATGATCTAGGACATGCTTTAGTTAATCAAAAAGATTCAGGGTTAACACATCCAGGTAATAATAAAGTTGGTAAAGTAAAGCCAAAGGGTGGTAAAGGATCTGATTCAACTAAAAAATACGTAGAAGCTGAACCAAAGCCATTAGCCGATGGAAAAGGTAAGCTTCAAGGTAAAGATAATAAAGTAGCATTACAAGCAGGTGCTGACTTTATTTCATAAAAAAAGTAGATTTCAATAAATAGCGCAACCATTAGGTTGCGCTTTTTTTTGCTTAAATATAATTATGTTAAGATTTCATAAGTTTTTTGAAAATATGTATAAGGGTGCAAAGCCTGGTGTAAATCATAGACATAGAAGGGCTATACCAGGTGCAGGGGATCCAAGATATAAGAGAGATCATCTTAATATTGTACCAGATTATGTTAAAACTGACCCTACAAAAAACCAAAAAATTGAATTATTAAGACAGGGTAAAGGTAAAAAAATTTGCGGAACCCCTGAACTTGAATATATAAGAAAAGAATATGATATAGTACCTTTTAAAGGTAAAATAAAAAAATTAGGTAGCACTGGTATTATGCTATATTTTGATGATAATTTAAATAAATTTGTTATTGAAAGATGAGTCAAATAAATTATAATTGTGATTTTCCAGGAATTGTGCAGACTGATGAAACTTGTTTTAGGTTTACCGATAAGTCTATACAATCAAATGAGCGTACTCTATTTTCTAATTATTGGAGAGAGCAAATAAACTTATATGGTACTAAGGTTAATTATTTTGTAAATACATACAACTTATTAAGTGCTGATAATTTTTATGGAGAAGAAACTACAAAGATATTTGCACAACCAAGAGAAATTATTTTAGCAGTAACATTAAATGAAAATGCTATACAGCTTTCTAAATTTGGTTTTGAAAGTGATGATGAAGTAACTGCGTATATTCATATATCTTCATTTTATGATAATTTCTTTACTTTAAGTTCAGTATATGAAAAACAGTTTAATGTTATAGAACCTAAAGCTGGTGATGTATTCCAGTTAAGTGAATATGGGGATGATAGACCAAGTGATAGACAACCAAAATATTTTGAAATAACTGAAAAATTAGATCAAGATATATCTCAAATTAATCCTTTACAAGGTCATTATGTATTCTTAATAAAAGCTAAACGGTTAGATTATAGTTTCGAACCTAATATACCTTTCAATAATTTAACCAGTGGTATATCAGGTAATAGTCAAATATATGAAGAATCATTTGCTGGTAGATTATCAGGAGGTGCTAATGAAGAAAGTCAAGGTAAAAAGGATAACTATAACCAATATGACGTTGACGCTATTAGTAAAAAAGATATTTTTGATATGTCAGTAAATGATACAGATGTATATGGCGATTATTATTAAATAAAGATGTATGGCATATGTAAAAATAACTGATTTAAACTTTTCGCAAACTTTAACAGGTGACGAAGTAATACCCGTTGTTCAAAATGGTACATCTTTTCAAGTATCAGTAAGTTCTATAAAAGGGGGGTTACTTATAGATCCTAGAAGTACTGTTCAAGGTTATTGTTCAACAATTGTAGCTGCAACAAGTAGTAGAGTCGATGGTAATAGATCAGCAATTATTGGTGGTTATCAAAATTTTACTACTGGTGATAATAGTACAGTAATTGCAGGTAGTGGTAATGATATAAATTCTAATTATTCTGGAAATTTAATAGTAGGTGGTTTTGATAATGAAATTACAGGTAAACCTTTAACTGGTTCTGAATTTAGTTATTTTAGATGTGAACCAGAACATAATAATATTTTAGGCGGTTATAATAATATTATAAAAGATGGTAAATATAATGGAATTTTTAATTCTAGAAATACAATTATAGGTGGTGAAGCTCCAGCTGGTCAATCTATTATTAGTAGTAATTCGTCAAATGTTTGTAGTAATGGGCATACCGCAGGAAATAATAATATGATTATAGGTTCTACCTTTTCAAATCTTACTTCAGCAGGTTTTTTACCTAATGGGTCAGCTCAAACAACCCATACAAGTAGCGACAAGTTACTTAAAAATAGTATATTATTAGGCGGGTGTAAAAATAATCTTATAAATTCATCTTATAGTGCTATTATAGGTGGTCTCTGTAATTGTATGATACAAACTGATAAAAAAGGTGTTAACACAGGTGGTAATTTTATTTTAGGTGGGTTTAGTAATAGTTTATCAGGTCGATGCTCTAATTTAATTCTTGGAGGTATTCGAAATTGCGTTCTTTCAGCTCAGGATACTAATGCTATTATTACCGGGTTGGAAAACGAAGTTGGCGGGTCATCGTCTGATATATATAAATTTGGACCTGCTGTAGAAAATGTAATTTTAGGAGGTAGATATAACAAAGCACATATAGCTAGTACTATTATAGGTGGTAATACAAATTATTCATTAGGTTACAGAAGTACTGTTATAGGTGGGTTTAAAAATTGTATCAGAGTTTGCGGGTTTGACCAAGCTGGTACTTATAAACATATCGGGTTTAACACAAGTAATAGTAGTACGGTAGTAGGTGGTTTAAGTAATACTATTACCACATCAGCAGCATTTATTGCCGGTGGATTAGGCAATACAATATTAGTTGGTCATGATCATTCAGCTATTATAGGTACCGGTATTACGTCGGTATCAGGTTGTATGTTGCATGCTAATACTTTATTTTTAAGTGCTGCTGCTTTACCTACATCTGATCCAGGGGTTGCAGGGGTAGTTTGGAGAGATGGTACTGATTTAAAAATAAGTATATAAAAAAAATTTAAATGGCTAACCCCCCTACATTTAATGATTTAAAACGAGCTAGAAGTTTATTTAATTTAAACAGACCTAGAACTCATGTAATAGGTTCTAGTTTTTCATTACCTATACCAATACCCTCATTGGATGCTTTTATTAATGAAATTATATTTTTTGAAACCCAAACTAATTATACTGGGTCTGGGGATGGGTTAGTTACTGAAGACGGTAAATTATACGGAAATTCAAGATTAGGTATTCCATTATTATCATTTAACGGTAATCCTTACTATGTAGGGGCAACTTTATCTGCAACAACAAATTATGCATTAAAAAGTTTATATTTTATTGATAATGAATTTAAATCTAAAAGTATAAATTTCGATTTTTTATTAGATCAAGAAAAAACTTATAACTTAAGAAGAGATTTTCACAATATAAACGGAATAGAGACTACAAATACGTTTGATATATCAGTATTTGATTTTAATAATTTAAATGTATCTCTTTCAACTGATTCCCTTTCAGTTATAGGTACTAATGATGAAAATATACCATTAAGTATTGCTAGTAACTTACAATCAGGTCGTTTAATAGAAGAACAAACAAATTTTGAAATTGACTATGGTCCGGGTGGAGGTTTAGGTCAAACTTCTTTTACTACTTTACCAGATGCACAAATAGTTAATTATACATTTAATGAGCCATTTACCGGTACAAATATATTAACATTATCAAC